CGAAAGTAGCTAGGTCTTGATTCATCGGTAAGTCAGCGAGTGGAATTCCTACGGAAACGAAGAAGTCACGATACTGGTCTTTCTGTTCACGTTCTGCGAGAGCTTGTTTGGCTGAGATTGCCTCAGCTTCGAAGTTTTTGGTTCGCTCAGTAGATTCCTGCGCTTCATAAGTTTTACGTTGTTCTTCATCCATACTGGCGAGTTTGAGTTCACGAAGATGGTCTTCATAGGCCTTTTGTTGGGCCTCCATCTTCAACTTCAACTCGTGTTCTGATTTCTGGAACGTAGACTTAACAGCAGCAATATCACGTTCTGAGTTCGCCTTGAGTTCTTGGAGCTTCTTCGCCACGTCCTTGGGGTCAGTGAGGAGCGTCTCCCCTTGGGAAACCACCTCGGCAGTAGTCGTCGCGTCAGCAACACCACCACCAACATCACCCACAACTGGGTCCAAATTGTCGTCCATTTAGTACCTCCTGTTTGATTATATTATATATTATACATCATCTGTGTTTAATTTGCAAATCAAGCAACCCATTACATTGAGTTCAAAATAGGCAGCCACTCAGGGTGTCTCTCGCCTAGTCCAGTAATGAACTCTCGTGTGGGTTCACTTATAGCTGAACCATATACGAACTTGTCCTTAATTGCACTGGTCGCCACTTCTCCCATAGCATCACGTAATTCTTGAGGCCACGAGTCTTTCCAGATATTAAACTCCATAGTAGCGACCATATCATTTGGCCATACTGGTCGACCTGAAACTCCACCCTTACCCATCAGGTTTCCGCCTAGTAGCCTAGAAGCGTCCAAGGTTGAGCGGTACGGGGTTTGTACATCCCTGTTACCGGAGTACTGCCATACGCCTGAAGTAACGGTTGATTTGTTGCTGTATCCGCCTCTACTTGTGCCTCTACTTCCACCAGAACCTCCGCTACTATACCCTCCTCCACTGGAAGATGTTGTCTTTCCGGGAGCGTATAAGGAAGACCAAACAGGATGTCCCTTTGCCCAGAAGTCTTTCAGGTCAGAATATTCATCCAGCTTCTTAGCAAATAAAGGATTAGCCTTCTTGTGGGCGGCTTGTTCTGCATATCCTAGTTTGCCATAGAACCAAGACTGTTCATCAAGGAATGTTTCGCCAAGCCTCTGTCCAACGAACAGCTTGAACTCATCATTCTCAGTTCTAGCCTGACTCCATAGGGTAAGAGTGACGTCTGATGGTTTAGTAAATCCAAGTTGTACAGCGGTCTTTTTGAGCTTGGCAAGTATGGCACTCATCTCAGCGTCAGACAGTTTCTCAGGGTCGGAGTAGAGTTTATCTAGCTCTTCATCGGTTCCACGGATGTCAGGAGAAGTGAACAGGGCATTAAACTCGCCCTTCGCCACACCGACAGGTACACCGCCGAGAATCTCAAGGGCTTCTTGTCTGTTTAACTCTGCTTCCGTTTTACCTTGTGTTTGATATTCTGGAACAGTCAACGGGTCATCAATAGTACCATTCCAAGCTTCTTTTATCTCGTCAAAGGTGTACTTACTTCCGTACTCCTTCTGAATCCAAGCCCAACTGGTTTCGAGTGTTGGAGGGGAGGGGTTCTCACGAAGTATCTTACGCTCTGCAAGTTGATACTCTTCATTCGTTTTCCCGTCAAGAGCGCTATAGTATGGTTGTAGATATAAAGCTGACCATGCATTCATCAGTGCATCATAGGCATCATCTTTATCTTTTCGATGGTCGGCATATCCTTGGATGGTTGTATTCGAAATCATTAAAGCTGCCAGCTTTTCTCCGGCTATTCCGGCTTCTCCACCAAATAATTGGGTAAGTTGTTTCTTAACCTTCTGAGTGAAAGCTACACCTAGAGCCTGTCCGAGCTTTGGTAATTCATTCTCCCACTGAGTCCGACGTTCTACGTACTCCGTGTAGGTTTCTTTACCCCTGTTGTACTGAGGCTCCGTTGCGGTCACAAGACTCCACCAGTCATTCTCAAACTTGCGAAGTTGGCTTTCGGGTGACTTGTTATAAACACTCCACTCATAGTCAGTATCTCCACCATGCAGTCTCTTGATTTCATCTAGCTCTGCCTGAGCGTCAGTAAAGATAATCTTACGAACATCCCAAGGTGTTCCTATTGGGAGATTCTCAAGACGTTCATCCATCTCTTCGTAAACCTTAGAGATAGAATCGAAGTAGGCGGATTCTTTAGCCTTCTTCGTTATAATTTCAGCAACTCTATCACGTCTGTCTGAACCAGTCAGCTCGTTTCCAGCCTCATCCTTAACCCAACTGGATGCTTGGTCGTATCCCCATATCTGACCTTCGAAGGTGTTGTACATCTTCTCTTGGAGCTTGTCAGTTATATCATACTGGCTATCTGCCAATTCGAAGATTTTAGTGAGGGTAGAGTCGTTCAGGGCGGCTTTGTATAGGCGAATCTCATGTTGTAGTTCTCGATACTCGGCATCTTCGGATGTGTACTTCTTTAGGAATACACCCGAAAGGAACCCAATCCATGACCGTGCAGTACCTTCATTCTCATACTTCTTGCGATACTCCATCCACAACGGGTCAACTTCTCGTGCAGCTGCGGATTTCTTCATCATCAAGTCGAGGGTGTTCATTAACTCTATAGCCTGTCGTCTTCCCTCTTCTTCGTTAGGCGAGTTATAGATTAATTCATTAACCTGTTGGTAAGTTGCGGCAAAGATGTCACGTTCAATCAAAGCATCCTGATATGGAAGTTGAGGAATAAACGTATCCGCCAAACCCTTTAGTGGCTGTCTACCTATAGTAGCATTCTCAGCTTTGCGGTTCAAGTATCCAGTAATGTTCTTAGGTATAAGGTCTGCCTGTGGAATAACTGCATATTTCGGGGCTTCTTCCTCTGTAATTAATCCCAAGTATCGAGCAAGACTAGGTGCAAAGGGTGTCATGGATACTCCACGTAAGCGCGAAGCCTCATAGATAAACCTGAATAACTCAGCAACCATAGACATCTGATTCTCATCCGTGTCCGGTGCTGTTTGAATATCCTCGTATGCCGTTGGGAACAAAATACGGAAGGATAGCGGAGCTGTTGGATTGAACCAGTAGTCAGTTCCGGGTATTTTCGTGTACCCTACGTAAGAGGGAACTAGTTCACCCTTAGAATTAACCAAACCAGCCTGTCTCTGTTGTCTATTACTATATTGCATATACCTAGTATAGTGCTTAACTATTTTCGGATGTGAAGCGAGGGTTTCAGCCCAGAAGGGAATAGACCGTGAGGGGAATGTCCAGAACGGGAAAAGTGTACGAATTGGGAAGTTCTCCCACGCGTATGCGGTAGTATAGTCAATCATAATGTCATTAGCGGCTTCAACCGCTCCTGCTACCTTCTGACCGCCGTACTCTCCACCATAGTCGAGGATATCCTTGAAGGCTCTCATCTCATCTGCTATGTCATTACCGGCTCTACCTAACATATTCCACATCAGCTCGTTGTCTTCTGTGAGGAACCAAGCATCAGGATGACCGGAGTTAGCCTTGTAAGCCATCTCACTAAAGCCTTCCTTCCACTTGTTCAATATCTCAAGTACCTGGTTCATCTGCTTCAAGTTGGACTGTGCCATATCAAGATAGCGAGTCAATCCCTCAGTTACCTCCTGAGAAGGACTAGCATCTAGGGCAATCTTAGGTATCAAACCCTCTGGATTCGGTAGGGCGTTCAACTCATTCTGGATACGTATTCCAATGTCCTTGAGAGCATTAGAGTACGACTTGTTACGTGCAGAGTAGGCAGTTACCATACGATTTAAATCTTCAAAGAAGGTTTCAGGAGTGGTTATATCCAGATTAGGAATATCACGCAGGTCATTCTTCTCAATGACTGCATTCCAGTTATCTCTCCACTTATCAATCACCTCTGTCACTACCTTTGTAGGATAGTCAGCATCAGTAAGTGGGGCGAAGCGTTCTACTCCCTCAATATCCATATACTTAACACCCTTCGGACCTTTGCCGTAGGCATTAGTGTATGTAGGCATTCCACCCTCATCGAGAATCTTCTCTACTAACTTACGGGCTGGTTCATCTACATACTTCTCAATCAGATTCTTATTAAACTCCAATCGAGCGTCATCGGCAATAAACTTCTGAGAGAACACAGAATCAGTAAGGGTATCGAGTTCTGCATCTCCCTCATTCCAACCTTCAAGCAAGGTGCGACGAATGTCTGCCTTACGATACTCATTAGTAGGAATAAAGTTCTGTCCTCTGGGTAACTGTGGAGTCATCTTAGCCTTATCTATTAGCTCATCTCCAATAGTTCCTACGGGGTTTGGTGCTCCTAATATCTCAGCATACATATTCTTCATTTCGGTGTTGAGACGAACATCGAGGTCTGTACCCTTAATGTGGGTCTTATAGAATTCAGCAATTGCAGCCTTGACCTTGGCATACATGCGTTGAAGTTTCTCCGGTAGTGATTTTGGGTCACTCAGATACTTCACAAAACCATTCGCCCAAGCCTCTTGGTACTCCGTGTAAATCTTCATCTCATCTGCGGTTGCACTCTTCGACCAGTACCGAGTATGTATGTCTGTAAACTCAGCCTGACTTATTGCTCTGCTGATAATAATCTTACCTGATTTATCTTTGGTTTTAGTACCCCAACGTGTAAGCGTGTTGAAGTCATCCACCTTAATGTGCGGTAGAGTAGAGTGTGCTAACTCATGTGCGAATGCAAGAGGATTAGCTGATTCATGGAACAGGCTTATGAAAGCACGTGCATCCTTAAGGAACCCCATCTGTCCAAATGCTTTACCCTTCTGTTGTGCCATATGAAGCATGTAAGAGGATTCACTAAACATACCGTCGTTAAAGATAGACTTAATCTGTGTACCATCCCACACTATAACTACTTCGTGAAACTTATCACCAACTCGTCCACCGCCCGTGTGTATGATTGAATCAAACCCAAGTGAGTGGGCAAACTCCATAAGATTATGTTCTATTCCGTCTCCGACATACTTCTGAGCCATACGTTCAATCTCATCATCAAGGATTGCAATCTTAGGAGTATCCAGCCTCATCCAGTCCGGTGCATTTACGAGACGTTCAACCCTGTCTATGTGATTTCTATATATATCAACTAACTTATTACTTCCAAACATGGAATGAAGCTCATCGTCTGTCTTATTCTTAAGCTGTACCATCTTATTAATAAAGTCTTCCACTCCCTCAACTGTATTATAGTGGAGTGGATTCTTAGTTCGAAGTACGGTTGTGTACGTTCCCGGCGTACGGGGAATAGTTTCAACATGGTCACTAAGTCTTGCTAATACGTAGTCATTAACCGTATCGTGAGCTTCAAAGAAGGTTGAGTTATGATGTATGACACTGTTTGCCTTCTTCATCAAGCGCTCTGAATCCCACGTCTTGAACTGTGCCATCTTCTTAAGATATTGCGCTTGTTTATTATAGATTTCATTAAAGGTAATGAGGTCATCATAGATATTAAATATAGTGGCATCATCCAACATACCCGCTGGAACCTCTACATTAGTAGCCTTCTTAATGAATTCAAGTAATGCATTCTCAACTGTATTGTCTGTCATATCATCAAGAATACGACGATATCCAATTTCAGGGGTGCTTCGAGACAGCTTCGCCACTGTATCAGCGTCAAGACTCCCTATCATTATATTGTTATTAGCAAAGTAGATTTGAATATCAGTTAGGATTTGGTCCATCTCTTGACGAACAACTCTGGTTGCTTGTTTGTACCCGGTCTCAACTGCGGTTAATATATCATCAGAATTAACATTAGACCGAAAAGAAAATGGAACATTACCAATATTCTTCTGATACCCGGCGGCAACATCTGAGGACTCTGTAAAGTAGATGCCTTTACCTCTTAGATTTCCACCATTAATAAACTTACGATTAAAGGTCGGGTGTCCATAGGTGGCCTCTCCGTGATAATAGTATTTCACTGTTCCATCAGAGTTGCGAAGTACCTTGCCTCCGTCCCATTTCTTAAACGTGTCCAATTGGAAAATCTCGGCAACCTTATTCCAATCAACCGTTGCTTCCCAATCTGGCATCTTTTCATTTGCCCAATTTGCTACGACACTACCATCAACACTACTACGCATATTCAGTGGGTTAACTGTATCTGCCCATAACTGCATCTCTGGTGTCATACGTAGGGTACTGAGTGTCTTGGTTTCACCTTCTGCAATCTTCAACGGTTCTGTAATATGTGAGATACCAAACTTACCACCAACCAAATCAGCCAGCGCTCCGTGGTCTCCTGTCCATGCAACTTTAGTTATACCCTGACTACGAGCATACTTGAGGGCTTCGCGGAATAGAACCTTCTGTTGGTTGGCTGTTCCTGCTACCATATCATCAATAAGCAGTACTTGGTTTCCCTGCATATCATCCACTACGCCCAACTTAAGGATATTGCTGTCTCCTCCACCTGCTACTTCGTAGATTAGTTCTCGATTAGCCGTTGGGTGGAGTTTGTTATGTGAGAAATTAGTAAAGGTTGACTCAACTGAACCATCTTTGAAGAGTGGGAGTCGTTCATTCTTCACTATAAATAACTCATTCTCCTGTATGAAATTAAGGATTTCATCACTGGAAAGCATTCGACGATTCACGTTTTCAGGTGAGTTTAGCCACTCTTTGAGTAAATCTACGTTCCAATCGTCTCCATTTAGCCCTATAATCTTACCGTCATCCACCATTTTGGACAATTCACCGCCCGTCCACGGTCCATCGAGTAGGTTCTTGCGTAAAATATCACCCACCTGTGAGTGAAATACTACTTTTCCTGCTTCATCCAAGTACAATACAGGGTCTAATGCCACATAACTATCTGTAACACGACCAAGATTACGTACAAATGCCTCTTCAAACGTCTGACCTGTGACCTTTGCTACATATTGATACATTGTATCCATGATTTCCATAGCAAACCGAGCCTCTTCATCAGTATGATAGAGGCGTTTGAAGGTATCGAGGATTTCTTTGTGTAGTTTACGTGATGCATTCACGAAAGCCTGTGGTCCACGGTCAACTGCCATGCGATTTCCGGCTTCTGCCACTACTTTGAACACATCTGCTGGTTCCATACCCTCGAACAAGCGAAGGAATGTCTCATAATCACCCACTTGATAGGCAGCAGCCCGTAATTGTGGGTGTGTATCCGCCAAAACCCTATTCATGTAGTCCCTAATCGTACCGTGACTGGGCTTTGAGGGGTGTTTCCATAGTTTCATAGCCTCATCAATAGCTTCTGGGAGGTTATTATTTGCTAATCTCTCCTGAACCTTCGGTTGTAGGAGTAATTCATCCGGTCTTACGTTAATTCGAGCATTAGGAAGAGTATATGCCGTGAAGTTCTTACTCGCAACTATCCTATCTGGACCTCCTGCTAGCAGTTTCAGGTCAGTCATCTCACCTTTTCGGCTTCCCAACACAGATTTGCGGAATTCTGATATACGCGCAGGGTCAATTATAGACGTTAACTTTCGCCCACTCCTGCTAATCATGTCCGGGTCAAAGTCTATACGAATAATCATCTCTAATTCATCGAAATGTAAGATAACACCGAGGTCTCGTACAAGCTGAGGTCGGTCTAAGTTCATAATCTTAGTGTCTGATAGCAGAGAAGCATCGTACAATGTGGTGATAACGCCATGGATTTTAACCTTAGACTTTAATAACCACTCGTCAAAAGCGAGGAATGCCATCTGTCGTGTTCCATCAGAGGCGCTCATGTGCATCCATGCGGTGGGCATGTCCTTACTGGTTAGCCATCTACGCATTCCACCTGCATATGTATAGGCAGCATCATAGTATTCCTGAATATGTGTAGCCTTATCAAACCCTTCCGGTGTTCCGTCGTGGGCTAGCTTTCTCATCTGACTAAACATATTACGTGTGGTTGCTATGGTGTCGTCAATAATAAACCTAGATGATTCACGACCATACTCAACCCAACCCTTTTCCATATACTCGGATTCGAAGACTTCATCCAGCAGGTCTTTGGAGTTAACTCGTACATTAAAGGCCTCATCTGCGGTCTTTGCTACTTCTTTTGCAGCATCTACACGGTCTATCTTCTTAATAACATCCTTAAGAACTGTGGCTGAGGGTTTGTTTGCATCATAGCGAAGTCCTGATTCATCCAATACTTTCTTTATATCTGCTGTGGGGATGTCTTCTCCGGTAAGTAACCGTTGATTAATATCCCGCATCTCCTGTGTAGGAACCCAAGTCTCCGAATCTTCCATGTGTTTTGCAATATCATCCAACACCTCACTAATAGGCTTAAAGGTATCGGTCTCTAATGCAAAATCACGAGCTCGTTCCATAACTTCTATCATGGGTTTGAGTCTTTCCATGTAGTCTTTGGATATTTGAGTAAGATACTCACCAACTAGAATATCTTTATCCGCCCATGACCTACTTGCATTTGTAGTTAGAATATCCTCTAAGTTACGAAGAATAGGGGTGAAGATAAGTTGAGCTTCGTGCTCTGGCATTTTACTAAGTTCAGCCATGGCCGCCTGTGGAATTTTGAGAGAATAAAGAAGTGCAGCATCTCCTCGCTTAACTATGTTTTCCATTCGATTAGGATTCATACCAACTATCTTTAGGAGGTCTCTCATCCTTGGCAGTGCTTCTTCTGGAATCATAGATAGAAGCTTCTCCATAAAGACTCCCTGAGTTGCGGCTAAGTTTTTCAAATAGAAGTGGTGATATGTGCGTGTACGTGCAATAGACTCAGTTAGGTTGTTAAACTGAGTATTGGCTGTCAAGAATGTCTTGAATGGTCTGCTGAACTGTCTAAAGAATGCACCAACATCTGCACTACCTTTCGGGGCATGCTGCTGTCCGGCTTTCCAGACATTAATATCAGAACCTTCCTTCTGCCATGAGAATGTCCACAGGCTTCCCCAGTCTTTGAGTGGGTTTCTTGACTTACCAACCACACCCTCATTAACCAACTCCATGATTTCTTCCATCTCCTTACTTGCGCCCTGCAATCCTTGGAAGACATCTTTAGGAATCTCACTACCAGTATGCGTTCTATGCCATGCAATGATATCGAATAGTGAAGTATTAAACTTAACTCCCCAAGCCATAGCTCGGAAGTTAGAGTCTATCATGTTAATCATGATATAGCCCGGACGACCTGCAAGTGCTAGGGTGAATATACCTCTAATAATAGCATTATGGAAATTTATAGCTCCTATAACTGCCTCTCTAAATTTAGTGGCTTTGGTTATCTTTGTACCGGGAAGGGTCTTATCCCAAATACCCTTAAGGAATTCCGGGGTATTCTTATAGATAAATCCTATAAACCCATCGGTTACTATCTCTGCATCTTTCCATACACGGTTGTTCTTTCCTAGCCATTCCCGCTTAAATCCCTCAGCAAAATTCACAGCCTGCTTGAATAAGTCCTGAGAAGCTGATGCAGATATCTTGGTTGCTTCTTCTGCAATTCGTTTATTGTTGAAGATTTGACGATAGGAAGCTAACTGCTCTGCTGTATGCATACGGTCAATCATGGCTTTTGTTGCTTCACTAATCGTCCGATACTTGCCGGGGTTCTTAGCCATTTCCACTAATGCCTTCTGTCTGGCAATAGGTTCTATAAACTCACGCAACTTAACCTTATCAAGTAGCATTTCTGACCACTCTCGGTTAAGTAACTTGGTAAAATCTAACTTAGAATTCTTCCTATTCACATCTAGAGACAGTCTAGTAATAGCAGCTGCGTTCTCTCTGGCTTCAATCTTCTGTATAGCATCCAACGCCAAGTCAGCCCATCTCTTTGTGGGAACAGATGAGTCCATCCTGACGAATATATCAATCATACGTTTACTAAGTCGAGGCAGGAGGTTAGCGCCAATTGCATTCTTAAGATTAGTTGCAAGGTCTACACCGTGTTTTCCGGCTGCTACTTCTGCAATTTTAGCAGTAAGAACCTGCAAATCGTAACCAGCTAGACTGGATTTTCTACGTGAGAACGCGGCAATCTGTGAAGCTGCAATGTATGTATCCCGTTCCAGCTTCTTGGCTTGTGATACAACTGACAGCTTACTTACCTGTTCCATAATAGCATCACCCAGACCGATTGTACCCTTAGCATTTAACCAATGTCCGATAGTCCCAATCTCTCTACTCTCTGCGGCTTTGGCTATCTCCTCCACGTCTCGAATAGTCTTAGTAAATATTTCGAAGTTGTTCAGTATTGGTTTTACTTCTTTGACCCCCTTAATTCCTAACGCTTTGAGCAGCTTTGGTGCTCCGTCAACAAGTCCTATACCGGTCCATGTGGTTGGGTCGAATGCAATATCACCAATTATCTCCAATCCAATATCAATATAGTTTTGCTTTATGCCATCAATCTCGGTATGTGTAAGGGATCTGCCAAGTTGAAACTCAACAGAAGCCAACTCGTGCATGAACTGTGCTCTCATGTCTGGTCGGTGTTGCCAAGTCCACGCTTCGTATACACCAATGTCTACTGTGTCTATAAACCAAGTTAATGGGTCATCAGTCATACGAGTTCTAAGAATCTTTGCATCTTCTTCAATAGCCTTAACCCTAGTAGTGAGGGCTTGTTCTGTATTACCGGCAGCCATTTCTATGTCGGACTGTTCTCGATAAGAGTTTGCCGCTATTGAGGCTTTGTTTTCATATTCGATAAGGGCTTTGCCAACTAATTCTATATTTTGACCAAATGAACCCGCCTTAATAGGGGTATCTGTCCAATCACGCTGTTCCGGGTTTTTCTTAAACTCCTCCCATGCAGCCTTACGGTCTACTAACCATCTCGACCATAACTCTGTCATGTCTTCAATAGTAGCGTTAACAGCAGTCGCGGCTCCGGCTGAACTTATCCAATCTTCGGCTGTGGCTGCGTCAATAACAGCTTTACCCATGCGTAACACGGTCTTTCCAACTAGCAAAAATGGGTCGAGAATATTCGTCTTCAATAAACGATCGAATGAAGAATGCTGTGCGGCTACAAGAACAGGAGACCGAGGAGCCACAATGTCGGCAGCTGGCAAGAGTAGGGTAGAAGAGATATTTGAAATGTCAGCCCAGTTCTTAAACTTCCAGAACTCGCCTTTCTTCCACGGATGAATTCTATCTTCGAAAATCTCCATTGCAATAGCTGTTCCGGGTTCTCCGGGCTTCTCTATATAAACAGTATTACTTCCGGTCTTCTGCATTGAAGATGCCCCGAAGTAGTTTCCTGCCTTCTCTGCAACTATATCCTTGTAGGCGGCAATAGTTTCCTCGTTACTGAGGTCTTTGGTAACACGAACAAAGTTGTAACCTTTCTTCTTGAAGACTTCAACTTCTTCTACTGCGTCTCTTTCAAGAAACTGGTCTAAGTCTCTTGTACCCATCTTCTGCTTGCGTCGTCCATCAACCAGAGTACGAGCAACATCTAAGTCTGGATTTACACCCCCTGTAAGATAGGAAGCAACAACTTGTGTCTTTGTGTCATACACAGCCGGTTCAACAATGAATCCCTTACCTGCCGACATCTCGTCTGCGCGTTCCTTGCCCCACACCAACTTAGGGCTGTTTGGAAAGCTGGGATTAGTAACCCACATAGCGGGCACACCTTCACGTTCATTAATTTCCTTCGTGAGAGGGTTGTAGAATACGGGTTGTTTTACACGTAGACTGGGGCTTAAGGCGTACTTAATAGAAGGCTTAGGAGCATTTAACTTTATTGCGGCTTCCTTTGCCTTTATTACCCCCCTAACCTGTGGTTTGAAATCCTTATTTTTCCAGAACTTTGTAGTAGGAGTTGCTGATTTAATAAATGCCATGAACTCTCCTAGAATAGACTCTTATTTGCTTCTCCGAATATGTACGACCCGTCCTCTAGCTTTGAAACGGGCATAACTCGTCCTGCCGACATAAATGGAGTGGTCATGTTTCTAACTAGTGGCCCATATGCTGAAAGGGAATCTGATTGTGTCATAGCAATTAGTGGGTCGAGCGCTGACACAAGTTGTGTTAGTTGCTGACGAGTAGGCATAGCATTTCCAACTGCACCAAAATCACGAACAGCAGATGCTACTTGCTTAAGATATTGATAACCGGGACCCATCGTTCCGCCTGTCTTTGGCATCTTCGACCCTATGGTATCAAGAGCGGCTAACATTGCATTAGCGCGTTCCTGTGAATAGGTATTCCTAGTATATGAATCACTAAAAGCCTGACCCAAGAATGGGATACCATTAGTTTGTGTATTAATTCTCCGTCCCTCTAAGTCAAACTGTTGGGTTGGAGCGCCTTGGAAGTTGCCCAGAGTAGCGTTGTAGGTTCCAAACGCATCTGGGTATAATGTATACAGGTATGTAGCCATGCTCCTCTGGTCTTCTGAGGAGAGGAATGGAATCATTGAGTTTAGTAACCCTGCGTATTCCAATTCAGGACTGGAGAAACTGGGTGTTACCCCCCTCCACCAATCTGGTGCACCGGGTATGTGATATGTTTCTGCCCAAGAAGGTTTACCGGGACCTGCTGGCTCTGACGACTCGGAGGGTGCTGATGGAGCTGCTTGTGTAGAATATCCACTTCCACCCCCACCTGACGATGGTTGAGTTGCTAAAGGCCATAAATATTCTTTATCCCCTTCTTTATGTGTGGTTGTAGGTGAATATCCTAGTGATATTCTATCTTCTTCTGTTAAGCCGAAGATTGCCCCAAGCACTGGGCTTATGGAGTGTGGTTGAAATGCAGGGTCATATCCACTGGCCTTCCATGCTTCAATCTCTTCTCTTGATTTATACGCCGGAGTACCGGGAATAGTTCCGGCTGCTCCGGGCTTCCATAGCGGGTTTCCCTGCTCATCAGTTGCAATGTATCCTTCCTTATCAATTTTTACCAGAGTTCTAACCCCCGCAGTAAACCACTCATCTGTATCTGGTACGGAGATTCGTTTTTGAGTCTTTCCTGATTCTAGTAGTCTCTCAGTATTGTACGCATTAACTGGTAATGCAGAGGGATATCCTCTTGAGGTAAGAGGATTAAATCCCCCAGCTCCGGCAGAGGTTGGAGTGCCCACTCCCGATATGGGAAGAAGTGGATTTGCGACTGTTGGGTTAAGTTTTGGTTTCTGTATTCCGAGAGCCCCCTCTGGATTGACTTTAGGGGGAACTACACTACCAAAAAATGTATTAATCTTAGGTCCAATAGTAGGGCGGAGAGGTGAGTTAATATTTTTCTTGCCAAGTGCAGCACTAACGTCAATCCTTTTCTTAGCCGGCGGCTTTACTAGTTTTGGTATATAACTCATATTTACTTGTGCCATAGTTCCTCCTACTTAATTGGTGTGAGTCGGCGTAGTTCCATCTCACGTATATATTCTAGCACTGAGTCATGCCCATACATCTGAGACATGGCATCGAAATCTTCCGGCTTAAAGCTGTTATATTGCATCAGCTCCTTGTCAGAGGTGAGTCCAGAAGCCTTGCGTATTCCACGTAGGGCTTCTCCTGTGGCGTTTGCTAATTGTACCATTCCATCTCGAATAGGCATTATATCGTTCCATCCATCTTGGGGCTAGCATTTACCAGCGCAGCCATTTGCTCCTGTGCACTCTGTCCATTAGCCATAGCTTCGCCGGCGGCGGCTCCTGTAGTTGCGGGAAGTCCTTGTGCTTGTTCTGGTGCTCCCACTTCTGCTACGGGGGCTGGTTTTGGTAGCTGGCTCTTTGCAGTATCAAGAGATAACTGAGCAGCTTCATCCCCGTCATCAGCTAGTTGCTTAAGGTTAAGGAACATAGCATATTGCTGGGCGATTGGATTATTCTGAGCTAGTTCAATCATCTTGCGTTTACGTTCATCATCCGGCTGTTCAATATCATAGTATTCTGTCATCAAGGTTTCTTCTGATAGCGTAGCCCTAGCCTGAGTAGCCATGGCATGTTTACGTGTCTTCTCTGATGGGAAGTCAGGACGAATCCTGCACTCTACTAGGAATGAGGAGCTATCCTTACCGGGAACCAAAGTAACGAAGTCTTTACCTCGTACTCTACCATACACACGAATCTTGGATTTCTTGGCAAACTTCTCAGTCATCGAGAGAATCTTCTTCGCCCATAATGTCCAGAAGAGTTGTAGGTTCGCAATTGGTTGAGTGAGCCGAATACGGTTCTGGTCTGATTCTTGTGAGATAGCATAACCGGAGCCGGCAAGTCCACTTGCACTTCCATACATAGACTCCGAGAATCCAGACTGTTGAATACGGCTACGGAAGAACTCCAGCTGATTATCAACATCAGGTGGATTTCCGGGCCAAACAGGAAAACTAACTTCTTCCCCGTCTTCAATCTTAGTAATGTTAAGAGACTTATCAAGATTAACTGTACGTCCGGGCTTCGCTTTGACAAGAATAGGCAGACCGGTAAACACGTCAATCATACGTTGTCTGCGATTAACTCCAACCTCTAGCATAGAGACTGAGTTTTCCAACACGTCAATCATACCCTTAACCCAATGTGCCGGGTCGTCTCCCATATCGTTTGTGAAGAAACCAATAGTGTAGGGAAGGTGCTCGTAACCGGGCATATCTTCTAAGTCTTTGAGTATATCCCCACCAAATAGTCGGGCATTACGTACAATAGTTTTACGCTTTGAGCCGGTATAGTCATTTTCAATTTCCCAATAATCAATAAACTCATCTGTGGTTTCCCTTTTTGAAGCGTCGTCAAGATGGGCGTATCGAGTAATCTGGTCTGGGTACTTCTGCTCTGCGTCCCACACACTCAACTGTTCTACTTTCATAATAGCAGACCAGCGGTGTTGTCCACCCGGAATAACCCACAGAGATAAGGGGTCAATCACCTTGACGATAATAGGGGTTTCCTTGTAATACTGAGTAGACACCATTCCATCTTCGGAATCAACGTCTACTTCATCAATCTTATCTTTATAGTATGCAGCTTCTTTAGGGTCCCATACAGAGTAGATAGCCGCAACCCCGTCACGCACGAAAGCTGCTGTGGTTTCAAGGCGTATATCCTCCTCTTCACGCAGGGAGTTAACATGAATTGTTCCTGCAAGATACTTCTCAATTGAGGAGGTATCTCGTGTATCCAGTTCAGAAGGAGTCCATCCATATACATGCCAACGAAAATCATTAGAATGTAGAATACCTACCGCCAAGTCTACAGTGTTGGTGTAGGTGGGGTCAGCATAACGGGTCTCACCATCTGCTATTTTACCCATACCTTCGTAATGCTTGAAATGGTATAGGTTTCTTCGATGCTGGATAGGCGTGTGCCATTTCGGTGCTAGAGTTCTAGCCGTATTTATTTTTGATATCAAATCGAGATTTTCAATCATTGATTCTCCTTATTACGTTCTGAGTTCTGGCGGAAACTGAAACTGTTCCGGGTCTGGTCTACCGCTACCATACTTTGAATATGGATTCATAATAGTGAGAATCTCACCTGAATCTATCCCTGAATTCTTTACTGCATCGCCAAAGCTGTAGCAATCGCCCCATCCATGTGGGCCTTCGAGTTACTCTTATTCTTAACTAACCTGAATCCAGTATCGGTAGTCTGAGCCACCGCAAGCTGTATGTGCTTAGTGAGGTCATCAGCCGGATAACACCATAGATTCTCATACTTAAGTGAATCATATAATTGCTGTGTTGCTTTCACCATGTTGGTTACGCTCTGCGTGTATTCTACAACTGGTAATCCCCTGAACTTGAGTCGTGTAAGTGTTTGATGTAAATGTGCAGGGTCACACAATATAGAAATAACATTAAACTTCTTAGACTGCTCTAGGAGATAGGCTTCAACCGTTGCTTCCAAGTCAAACCACTCTCCCTTAATCGGAGTCCATATCTTGTGGAACAGCATAATAGTCTTGCCAATATTCGAATCGTGTACACATCCTACAATCGCTGTACAGTCACGCTTAATCGCTGCATCTACTCCAATAGATACCGGTAGATTATAATAAAGATGTCCTAACCATCCGTCAGCCGGCCCAGTAAAATGCTTTGTTGCTCGTTCCCACCACTCTTTAGGTATAAACTCTTCGTTAGTTGTTACCCAGTTGTTGGTATGAAGTCGAATGTAGGCAGATGCACGTAATGATTCTCTTTGTGAGGAATAATATACGTCACTTTGCCACGGCATACGGGGTTCGTGGTCCCAATAAACGAACAGGTCTCCATTCGAATAGCAGGGTAGGTCTTCGAGTCCGGGCACTGGCATACCCTGTCCTTCGTCGTGTTCCTCTGGTCCAACCCCCTTAAGGTATATCTCTTTCAGCAAATCGCTCTGGGCCTCAAACCCAGCATATGTAGAAATAAAACGTAAACTCTGGGGGATTGTAGGAATAGGAGTAAGCTCATCCCAACAACGTCTAGCGCTCTCACTAGAATTGTGGGAGCAGTATCCGTCTGATAAATAAGTTTTACAATCAACTGTAATTGAAGCTATTTGTACATCTTCTACTTCTTTAATACTTATAATGGCATCCCAATTTTCAGCGGTCATTCTTCCCAACTTGTCGGGATTAAATTTTGCCATTAACCTCCTTGGCTGAACTTTACCTAGAGCAGTTACAATATGACGTTTATCATAAAAATCTAACGCTAAAACATCCTGATTAGTCCCTCCGCCATTTCTAACTGAATGTACATCAATTTCTAGGTTTTTTGCAGATTTCACCACTTGAGCATACATTTCATTATTTTTTTGAGAAAATCTCATACTGTATCCAAGACTCTGAGGATTTACAGATAGGCTTCCTTCACCATCAAGAGCGGCAGCTAGATATGCTGCGTCCCATGATTTATCCTCTTCCCACGGAGTTAGCACTTTCATTAATTTATGTTCTGTATTTAGAGCGTCTGCTCTTTTCCATATAATATCATGACGGTTTCCTTGTTTAACTAGAAATTTATGCTCTGGTGTTACAGTTACTATTTTTCCAGATTCTAATGTTATTTCGAGAGCGGTTGTAATAAGATGTTGCACATTAGTAATAGTGCCTGTTTTATAACTTCTATAAGCTTTTTTATTTGTATGCTCATCGAATGATACGAGTTTATCTCCAACTTTAAGTGTTTCCACATTAACCCATTTCAAATTGTTTAATAGAACTTTTGTCCCAAACCGATTTGAGTATCCCCACAATTCGTCCCAAATAGTAAGACCATGACGCGTACCAGCAACTGAACGATAGGACTGTGCCAACGCCTTGATAAGAGTACCACCGGGCATTTGTACTTCACTCTTGAGAGTTCGGTATCCTGTCTTCTTTGCATGATACGCTATGTCTTTATATACCACACCCTCAGCTGATTCGAGGTCATTCGCAATCAAATAAACTTCCATCCCAACGTCTGCACACTCAGCGTACCAAGCCGCAACTGCGGCTGAAATTTTGGAATTGTGGGTAGGAATCATACCCTCCCCGGCAAGATATAAATGAGACTCAGAATCTACTTCTATACATTTTACAGGAACGGAGTCCACCTTGGTTATTTTCTCTACTCTAATCAACTTTGACCTGTTAGCATAAGAGGATGTGAACTCCACCCTTTCTTGTTTTCTTTTCAGTTTAAATACAGGAAACTCCTTAGTAGGTTGAAATCCTATTCTATATCGTGGACCTATGACTCTCCCGTATAGTTTTGCATCGGATACTCTCATTCGAGATTTTATTCCAAGGGTGGTGAGCAGCGCTCTAAAATCTTTCGCAAGTTTCTCATCAACCACACAAAATTCACAGCGTCCTTTTTTCTTGGATATTGTACCATCTGAATCCATTAATCCGTTTAATAGTGATACTCGTTGTTCAAAGGAGGCTCGTAGATATTTCATTGGTATATGTTTATTTCCAATTAGTTCCATGCTTCTTAGTTTAGTAGATATAGAATTTGCCCTGTCGTTCTTTGACCTTGTACCTGTAGTCAATCCATATAACTCTGCACTACCCTTATTTACTTTATACTTAGTAAGTGGTGTTCCTTCTTCTTTTAGGTATTCAAGCACCTCTAAATCATCAGCACCTATGGTTATCATTGCACCGTCAGTGGCCCCATCACCTAACCACAATCCCAAAGTATACGGACCCACTTCTAAATCTTCTTTCATTGTTTGTAATGGTAGGGGCATTTTAATGGAGTATCGTTTAAGATTATCTCTTTTACCAACTCCTACATTTATCACTACTTCCTTCGCCATTTCTTCTGTAGTGGTGTTACCCCAGTAAAGATGATGTTCTCCTATTGTCTCTCCGTGACCGAAATACCTATCTCCAACTCTCCAGACGTGTTCCCCATCAGCAACGATGTTTGAACCGTCCGAAAATAACACACTATAACAATCATGCCCATTCATAATTTCAGTAACTGCCTTAACCCTAACAACCTTGCCTACATCATTAAATATTAAATCCCCATTTTTAACCTCTCCCATAGTTGTCCATCCATAAGGGGTTGGTATCTTTGTATCTAGTGCAAGAGCTTTCCCACTCTTCTTTGGAGCTGAATACACTATGGTGCTATATGGAAAAAGCCCGGTGATTGGGTCGGGTGTAAGTACATGCTTTAATATGCGTATCTGATGTTCAAACAAGTTTAACTTGCCGGGTCCGGCTGGCAGACCTGTTTCAGTATCATACGAGTCTGGAATCCAAAAACCCTTATTGACATCAGAACACCAATCGACAAAGCTTTGCGTGATTGCCATTAATACCGAGGTCTCCTGCTACGTTCTTCATCCGTGCCATTAGACCTGAGACGCGCTAAGGCTTCCTTGGCTTCTATCTCAGTATCGTGCTTACTAATAATCTTACCTGTTGACTTTAGAAATACGACCCACTGTTGAAGTTTGTAATCCCATTTTGTACCGAGCATACCATCTCCATTATAAACTATAGCCTAATTATAGCAGGATTGGTATTAGAAATCAAGAAGCCCACCGAAGTGGGCTATGGAAGTAACTGGTTGATTATCCCCCAGCTGGAAGTAATTGAGATAACCCAGCCATGTATTTCAGAATTTTACCAATATCATCAAACTCAAACAATACTGCGACCGGGTAGTGGTAGAATTTAATCGTCCCCGCCCATACTGTTTCTTCACCGGGAAAGATTTGAATGTCTTGAATCTTCCCTGCTTCTTTATTCAACCTATTCTTCGCTTGCTGATTCGTGACTGAGTTAACGTAAGGACGAATATCACTCAGCTTGTACTTGTGTGGATTTACCATTTCTCTCCTTTGAATTCCTTCCTGCGCCGGTGTAGCCCTCTCCGTGAAAATGGATACTGGGCGCGGTAAAGACCCTACTTGTAACACCACCGCACTTCCAACATCTACCTTCCGGTCTCGGACTGAAAGCATCTTCGCCGTTAACGAGGGTGACATCACAAACTTTACAGTAGTATTCATACAACACTTTTCCCTCTCAATGCACATAGTTGTGTTCGTAATATTCTATTCTCCTCCGCTAATTCTTCATATCGTTTCTTCCAGACTAGCTCATCTGGAACAATCCCACCCTCACCACTCATTGCGTATGTCCACTGTCTTCCATAGTCCGGCGGGGTCTTTCGTTGTGTACGATATAGCTCTCGAAGTGCAGCCATTCGTGTCTTGGTTGTTTCGTAGAATTCTTTATCCATCTAAAAGCCTAGTTTGTACTTGAAACCCAGAGTATGGAGATGGAGCATAAGGGCCATGGAGATTTCTACGAGTACCACAATGGCAACACACTTCTTCTGAAAGTGTACCCCAAGTTGAGTAGTTATTAACTGGTACTGAATGCCAACAATGAATACATTGAAGTTGAACTTCATCTTTCTTTAGTTTCTTACTTATTGGTACTGTGGTTGACGGGCTTCCGTCCAAAGGATAGTCCATTATTGCTCCAATGACTGAGTGACCAAACTCCAAGTATGTCCGTCAACTGACAATCCGTTTTCACTCAGCTGCTCTAACAGTGCCCAGATAGCCTCTTTATCTATAACACGTAATCGTTCTAACCGTTCAATTTCATCTTTCAGTTTCTTTTGTCCAAACATTTCATCTCTCCTATTTCTTCTTTTTAGAATTACGAACACTGGCGCGAAGTTGTTCCCTGAAATACTTAAGCGGATTCGTCTTAAGCTGTGTCAGGCTATCCGGCAGGTCACTCTTCGTCATTGTACACTTCCCAATATGTGCATCTGCTTTCTGCCATGAATTCTTCTTGGTGCTGGGTTTCTTTGTAACGGGTTTCTTACTTGGCATATAGGTCCTCCTCATGTGCGAATATCATTGTCAGGTGGCTCACCACCCTCTCCTCATGGTCTACTCCGTCCTCCCTCATCTCATTCACTACTACGTGTAGGAGTTCATGAAGCACAACACGTTCTATCTCTGCATCTGACATGCTTGCTAACATCACATGACTGAAATCCAATTGTACTGTGAAGTAGTTCCACTTAGTAGAACAACGTGCAACCATGTGGAAGCTAGAGTTTATATCAGCTGTGAGAAAGTCCCTCACATTAAAATCTACATTCCACATTCCCAAGAACAGTTTCGACTTCCACTTTCCTATGTACTTCCTCAGTAGTCTGGTCAGTTGCTTAACTGTTAATTCTCTATCTTCCATATTCTCCTTAGATAAGTTCGGCTTCCCTCGTCAGGGATTTTCGCGGATAGCCCACCGTAGGCTTATTGTTAGTATGGTGCGCTAGGCTTTACCCTATCGCGTACTCCGCTCTGTAGCGGGTCTGGGAATCGAACCCAGTTAATGCTTGGTTATGAGCCAAGGAAGATGCCTTACCTCCCACCCGCAATATGCTTAATCATATCTTATCTTTTGATTAGCTTCCCGACAGGTGAGGATTAACTTTTAGTAAGGCCTGTCTCACTAACTTGTGCACAGCTTCGTGAAAGGATACTATCCTTGGGGTAGTTTACGGTAGCCAATGGCCACCCATGCAGCATTAAGGCAACTGCCCGCCGATTTTGTGGAGGTCGGAATTCTACCGACACCGTTGCGCATCGTTGAGAGGCGTGTCAGGACGACCTGCTCCACATTATGTTGCAAACGACAGAGGGCATGCCCAAAGTCGCCAGCGCCGGGCAGAGGAGTCGAACCCCTAATCGTTGGTTGAAGAACCCACTGGTTTACCAATTAACCTAACCCGTCTGGACACATTCTGTTCCGATTGTTGCCCCAGTGTGTTCCCACCACACCGCGCATGAAATGTTAGTTCATCTTCCTGCCTATATCTTCGAATATCTTTGCAATGGCGAAGTAGTCTGCACCTTTTCCCTCCGTACCAACAATGACGTGACCGGTGTATTCGTCAATCCCATTGAAGATATAATCCATTCCAACGTCCGTACAAAGTCCTCCGCCCTCACTACCTCTATTACTCATAAACGCATAGAGGATACTTTCATAGAAGTCATTAGTAAACGTTATCTTTAACACGGTCCTCCACAACTAATACAATTTCCACGCTTATCTTTTAGTCCTGAGTTATTCCCACAAAAGGAACACGTTGCTTTGGCTTCGGAGAGTAGTCTATCCGTATAGGTTGTTCTAATGTGGTCCATTGGATTATAGAGTGGAATATCTGCCGTAGAACACATATACGTATTTCTATCCCTCATCCACGGAAAGACATCTCCAGCCATTATTCAGGCTCCGAATAGAAGCCCTCTGGCCAAGATTCCTCATCTTCAGTCCGAATATACTTATCAATCGAACCCTGAGCGTACCCTACTCCAAGTAACCCGCATCTTATCGCATCCATAACATTTCCCAAGGTACTATCAATCAGGTCAGTAGCGTTGTAGAACCTATCTCCAAACTCATTAGTAATCATAAGCTCTACCAGAGCAGTATCAGGATTAGCTTCCACTTTTACCTTCTCTCGTAGCATTTATATTATCTTCAATCCCCTTCGCTACATTAACAAGGAAAGCCTGAATCTCCTTAGAGAGTTTAATATCCGCATCCACCTTCTTGCTGTCATCACAGTTAAGATTGATATTCATCTCAGACTGATTCCCCGTGTTTGTGACCGTAAGTACTAATTGATTAACTATCATAGTAATTTCCTTTCATGTATTCTCCTCAAACTAATTTCCCCAAGTACTAAATAATTAATTACTATATATAAGTACTAAAGAACTATTACTAATTACTAGAACTATATTGCTCTTATCGGTTCTGAAAATCAGGGCTTGGGAAACGGCAGACTGGGCGACACCACGCTCTCACGAGTAAGATAAACCTGCAACCCGTTTCTTTTAACTAAGCATAAGTATACTACATACTTTAGATTCTGTCAAGGGTGCGGTACACTTTTCCAGATAAGTCAGGACAAATGTCATACGGTACATATTACATTTCCCTAGAACATACAACCTTAACAAACCTGATTTTTTAATGTAATAAAGTAATATTACATATAGACCAATAGTATTAGTCATATAACCAACATCTTTGGTCAGAGAGGGTCAATTTTAATCTAATTGAATACGATATATAGACACTTGTCATCTATAGGAGATTACACTCCCTACAAAATATACAAAGCAACCAACAATAACTACCCACCCCACATACACTAATATAGCCATAACTCGCGTCTGGTGTTGTAGTGTTCCATAGTGTGTCGCATAGTAGATAGCGGGGCTATTCAATTATTGAATAGGGTATATGTGATAGGGATAGTGGGCTACAACTACGATTACGTCTGATCGAATTATAACTACACGCATTACAATCGTATAGCTATACGCACTACTTCACTATGATTATTGGTTGCAATATCTATGCCGATGTGTTATCTATGCGCATCTTTTAGACCCGAAAGTTATATCTATGCGAATGGTTTTGTTCGTATAGGTATCATGTCATATGTCATTTCCTAAAATTTCCAAAACATGGATTTTTTAGGGTTATGTTCTATATACTAGCATATTTCTTGCAACAAAACACTCAAAACATGGAATTATTGGAAGAAATAT